AATCCTTGATTGACCGAGTTCTCGTTGCCATAAAACTCAATGATGGTCGAAAAGCAATCGCTCCAATCGAGTCTGAGATTGTTTGACAATGAGTAAAGAATGAATGTCTCTGCCTCGGCATCAATTGTATAAAGGCCGAATCGGTAGCACCCATCGGTGCGACTTGGAATGGTGACATTGGCCGAGAGGAATCTCTGACAAAGCGACAATGAGCAATTGATTGGGTCGGAAGATGGTTGCGACTCCAAATCCCAATTGTCCCCGAACCCGGTCGGCCAAGCAACAACACCTTGGAAAGGCAATGCGAATTCATCATTGATTGTCCATGTGATTTGATAGTCATCGCCACCGAGGTCAACATAAGTCACTTGTCCATTGGTGAATGTTGCCACCATCAAATCGAGATATTCACTCGCACTTCCTTCCCACGGAATCGTGGCCGTTGGGATGAATGAGTAAACCGGGACAAGACTTGGCGCTTGATAAACGGCCAAACCAACATTGTATAAATTTAAATAGTTCGACAATCCGTTGACAATTAGAGTGAATGTTGTGCAAGCAACTTGCTCGATGTCAAGAGTCGCATTCCCAATCTTCTGAACATAAACCCCGGAATCGGTGAACAATCCAACATTGACATCTGTCAATCCATAAACATTCGCTTGACCTTGTGGAATCACAAAAGACAACTCATCACCCGGCATGATTGGCATCGGGTAAATCTCGACATCGGTGTCGCAATTATCATTGAATTCCACAATGTCAAAATCCCAATAAAAACTGAGATATCTCAACCCCGAATTTGGCTCAATTGGCAGAAGAGAGAAAGAAATTAAATCGATGATATTTATTCCGGGATAAGACCCGACACCATAGAATCGTTGAAATTTGAATCCTCCTTGTTGGTTGCCAACATATTTGATGACCTCGCCATTCCCGGCCATGGTAAATTCAATCTTGTCAAGAAATAAAGATGAAGTCCACAAAATTATCCATCCATCGGGGAATTGATTATTGGCAACAAGTGCCTCAAATTCATCAACCAATTCGCTGAATATTTTTCCCTCCCATGCAGACTTGAGAATCTGATTCATGATGGCAATTACTGCTCGTGCATCATTACTGATTGAGTTCAATGTTGGCCGATACACCAATTGCATCGGCTCGATTGATGATGGTCTTGTTGGGATGTTGTATTCCGAATTGTTGACCCATGAGCGACCACGAGCGAGAGATGTCTCTGCTCGTTGATTCACCGGGTTGAAAAAATATGGCTTCTCGAAGAATGCAAAACTATTGGCTTGAACAATTCCGAGACCATCAATGGCTTTCTGCTCCTCCCGGATGAATGGCGAATCGAGACTTGCAGTAAAGTTCAAAACCGGGAGAGGATTGATGATGGCACAAAAAACAAGTAAGTCATTGAAATCAACCCCAATGGTCAGAAATTGGTCTGAATGGACTGCTTTTAATTGCTTGTTGACAATCGTGATTTCGAAATAACCGACCCCGACCAAGGCCGGGAATGGAATCGGGTAATTGATTTCGAAATTGGCAAAAATTGGCGATGCATTATAAAATGCGACCAATGCTCTCAAGTTCTTATTGGCAAAACTCCATTCTACATTTTGAAATTGAAATAAAACGGAATCAAACTCATTGTAAAAATCCCTCAACAATTGGCTCACACGATTGCATTCCGGAAAGAATCCGGCATTGGCCGGAGGCATCTCAAATCGGTAAAATGGGTTGATGGTTGCCATTACTATACACTTAAAATGGTTTCATAACTAAACGACCCACTCACATAAAGAAATTTATTTTGAGTAATCTGATTTGAGTGTTTTGAAATAAGTTTACAATAATAATCACTTGTACCCCCCCAAATTACCAATGCACCTTGGTCGGGAAAATTGGCGTCTGAATTATTCCTAACAACCCCAAATCCACTCCAAGTATTAATATTATTGATAACAAAAGGCAATGGGAAATACAACCAAAATTCGTGATTATTAGTCCCGATATTAAACTTGCCTTCTACCAACGCATAAAAATTTATTGTCACATTTTCATTCACAACTTGATAAGTTGCATTAACTTGAGCAATATTTACTAATGATTGATTTGAAAAAATTGCAGAACCACCAACTTGAATGTCTTTCAATGCCGTTGCAGTGATACCATCTTTCCAAAGTGAATTAGTTCCCCAACGATTTAAAGAATTTCCCGAATGCGGATGAAACTCATAATCAGTAATAAATGGATTGTAAATAATCTTCCCAACATAAGCCTTTTCGGCTTCATATAAATTTATAAGATTTGAAAAAATAGGTTTCTGTTGGTTGCTAATTCTAACATCGCCCAAAAAATCATTAAGCAATAATGTTGCGGTTGAACCCGAATAATATCGAGGGTCAGAAATTTGGTCATTTGTTAATTTATTAATATCTGTCGCTTCCCTCACACCAACATAAGAGGCGAAAATGAAAGGTTGTAATGCATTGTCTTCCTCATTTTCTGTACATTGTACAATAATATAAAAACCTTTATCGATTGCGACTCTGACATTACTTCCATCAAAACTTCCTTGCGTTTTTGCGAAAAATATAATATCCCATAATTCACCCCAAATATCGTATCCTTGAGGAATAAAGTAAAAAGCCCCGATTTGTAATGCTTGTGCATCAATTAAGGTTTGAAAATCACTAATTGAGTTTAATTGGAAGAAATCCCCCCCATCCCTTTTTAATCCAAGAATTTGAATTTGATTTACACCTCTGAATCTAAAAATCAAAGTATCTCCCCCATATATTTTAATGTTTTGATTTGGCAATATTGTTGCGCCATTTTGCGCCTCTAAATAAACTGCGTCATAAAATGTAGCATTAAAAATTGCCCCTACATTTCCAACCCAATTGGAAATCGAGTCAGTTCCTTGTATAAAAATTGTATTCCCTTCAACATTTGTCAAATCAACTTCATTATTAGTAATAACGATTGCAAGACTTACTTGATTCTGCACAAACTGAGCAGTCATTGTGACCTTGTCAGTAAAGTTCGCCCCACCATCACCTTGAATGGTGTCTTGAAATGTATTCTCACCTTCGAATGTGTTGGAGTCTTTGAGATTCGCAAACGACTCATTCAAATCGTTGTTAAATATGCGATGATTTTCCGGGACAATTCCTCCGGTCGAATTATCGAAGAATGTGTCATCACTTTGTTCCCCGATTTGAAATCTTGTCAATTTTGCCATGGTTATGAATATGCGTTTGAATATGCATCCGAATATGCTCTCCCCTCCGGTGGTGGTTCGGGGTCGGCAATGTTGGAGGCGATGAGAGTGAATGTTGTTGTGCCACCCTTCCCATCATTCGGTTTGTTTTCGATGCTTTGGATGTATCCGGACTGCATCAAACTCCCCGATGAGGGTCGAATCTTGTCGAACTGATTGTTCGTGGACAAATTTATGAAATCACAAAATGATTGTGGATATTCAAATTCAATTTCAATCGGTCTGAATAGGTAATCCCTCGCCCACACATTCATTTTCGGCAATGTAATGTTGCCTCGCTCCGACAAATTGGAATCACTATTAACTTCGATGCATGAGGCCAACTCATCATTGGCATCAATGATGCTTTCGTACTCGGTGAAATATTCACCGGATTGGAAAATCAACATCGGGTCGGACAATCCAAATGTGTGCATTCCTAACACCTTCCAATGGCGATATGCTAATCGTGCCGGGGTGTGATAAATATTGTAGAGTCGTTTTGCGATACTGCTTGAGAATTGAATGAAATCAGAATTGTAACTGATTGTTCCCGGAGCAAAAAACTTCGACCCGGTCTCACCAAAGAATCCATATCCGGAATCGACAATGTTGGTGATGCTCACTCCGGTTCGATTCAACCAAATGATAAAAAAATCGTAGTCATTCGGTCTGTCTGATGAACCCGGATTATCTTCGTTGTTGAGGAATGTCAATCTCCGCAGAAACTCAATTGTGTTGCCTTCTGCGATGAACTTCGATTTCAAATCGAGGTCGGCCGTTGTGCCATCCCTTGTGGCCTTATTTGCAATCGAATAAGTTCTTCCGGTGTGAATCGCAAACACCCCCGAAAGAGAGATGTTCTTCCATTTATCATCATATCCGAGTTTCACTTGATTGATGAGTTTGTCGCTCATCGCTCGTTGAGTGATGATGCCGACATTGGATGGTTCAAGTGCGATATTGTTCTTGTAAAAATAATCGAGTTTCTCAACCCGAATCTTCCACCCATTCAGCGATTTCTCATAAGACCATCCGAGGCAGAAAACCGAATGGAGCGATTTGAAGAACTCATCAAAATTGTTATTCATCTGAGGGTTGATTCCCTCGTTCGGGGTTGCTCCGTTTCGAATCTGCAACCCGGTCGTGATGAAGTTATTCCAATAGCAACCATCGCCTACTTCTGCAAATGTGGCCGACAAGAGGCCATCCGGGTCTCCGGTCATCAAATAAATCAATCGCCTTAAATAGTCTCCAACAAGAAGACCATCGCACGGAGATGCTAATTGCTCCCCGGCATTAATTTCATCCAATTTGAAAAATGTGTCATCCGGGAAATCATAATACATTGTCCCCGATGGGAGATTCAATCCTCCACTCGGCCCGGTAGAATCAAAGTACATTCGAATCTGAAATGACCATCCGGCTTGCAAGGTGATTGGATGGTCGAATGCCCATGAAAAAGTCTCTTCGAATGGAAGTCCATCCGGGTTGCCTTGATACGAAATCAAATTGGTGAATCCAATAAATATGGATGAGACCTCGTTGTGAGAGGCATTTCTGATGATGATATCTCCGTACATCATTATCCTCCATTGGTCGTAAAAAACCGGAGGATTGTAAACGGAATTATTCTTCAATCGGAATTTGACATTCCCGGTCAACTTGAAGTTCCTCGTGTATGTAGTATTGTTTTGGAAGTTGACATTGGTGTTCGTGAAATTGAATCCTTGAACATCAAGTGAGTTCCCATAATTGTCTTTATAATCACTCCCTCCCCAATAATATGGACACACATGGAAATCACCGAATGGAGAATCTCCTCCAACAAAAAGAGAAGTTTGAGTCAATTGTCTCGCTTGTCCGGTCAAGATGAAGTTCTGAGAATGCAGTCTAACCCGACTCAACCCGGTATTCAAAGTAAGTGCCGGGACAACATTGTTGTCGAGGTCTTTGGTGGTGAATAGGTCGAGGTCAGTTCCCATTCTCGACTTGAACTTCTCCCGGAAATTGTCCTCGATGATGCCGACCGAAACCAAAAACGAATCCGTGTCGCAAACATTGGTCTCTTCGTAGAGTGCAAAGTTGACTTGTCCGATGAACACCCATGGCTCATTGTTGACTGCTTGGTCGGTAGTGATTTTGAAAATCACCGATGAGTTTATGAAAAAGGAATCGTAAACTCCTTTTAAGAATCTTGCACCCTCACCATAAAATTGCACATCACTTGAGAAGACTTGGTCAATTCCCGAAAATTCCATCCTTTGCGCTCTGAACACAATGGAGTCCCACCCGATAGGTTCTTCGACCTCTAATCCATTAAGAAAAAAATTCCATGCCATTTCAGTTCATCGGGAATTGATTGTTCAAGATTTTCGTGCTTCTCCTCGGTGTGCGAATGTACTTCTCAAAACCTTTTTCATCCATGTTGATTTGATGGATTGGAAGAGACTTGAGGATGCCTCCGAGTTCGTTTATCCCGGTCGAGATTGGCTCAAGATTGCTTCCTCCATGTTGGCGAGTCATGTTGGATGCATAAAACAATTCTTGTTTTGGCAATTGATGGTTCGGAATTACTTGCGCTCCTTGTGGTAAGTCCATCAGAGTTGCCGTTGGTGGGGTGTAGTAAACTTTCCCGGATTGAGTGACAATCTTCTCGATGCCTCGCTCTCCGACCATTGCTCGACCTCCTTTAAATGGTTTTCCCTTCGTACCTTCTGCAAATTCCGGTACGGGTTGAGACAAGATGAAACCGATTTGTGCGACTTGTGAGGCCACGGCCACGAGTGCGAGAGGGATGGTGAAGATATCAGCACCATATTTCGCAATGATTGGAGCAGTTTGGAACACAACATCGGCAATCGCTTGCACTTTTTGAGCCTCGAATTGCTTTCGCTTAATCTCTCGCTCCTCGTTTCTCGCCTTCTCTTTTATCTCGGTGATTTTTTGCTTGTTGTCCCCGGCCAATCTCAACTCCTCATCATATCGGGTTTTGGATGCCTCAAGGTCAGAGGCGAGATTTTGCTGATACAAGTTCAATGCTCCATTGAAAACCGATTGAATGTGTTGTCCATAGTCTGAGACAATCTTCTCTCGCTCTGCGTTGCCTTCCTTATCAATCGCAGTCAATTCGTTTTGCAATGCTTTATTCTTCGCAATCAACTCGGCATTTTGGTTGTCAACTGCATCGATGGCTTCTCCAAGACCTTGCTCACGATATTTCAAATTGATGGCCATTGTCTCCTCGTTTGCCGAGATTTCACCCTCAATCTTGAGTCTTTTTTTCTTCTGCTCAGAGACTGCCATGGCATCAATTTCATCCATTGCAATTTTTTTTCGACTCTCGTTGATTTTCAACTCATCCTTAAATCCTTCTGACAAAACTCGATTGCGTTCTGCGATATCTTTTTGAAAATTACCCATCCGGATGTCGAACCCGGCAAAAGGGATTTGTTGCTGAACACCGACCAATTCGGCTCTCTGAATCCCGATTCCTTTGGAGACATCCGTGGCCAACTTCGGTTCTTTCTTTGCATATTTCTCTTTGAGAGCAATCGAATCCTTGAGATATTTCTCTTCAATTAGGAGCAATTCAAGTGCCTTTTGCTCCTCGCTCTTTTTTGAGTTTTCCAAGTCAATCTCGGCAATCTTTTTGCGCTCCTCGATTGCGTTCAACTCGTTGTCGAACTTCTTTTTCTCATTTGCCAATCGCTCTTTCTCGGCCTTGTCTGCACTCTTTTGCGCTTTCGCTCTTGCTGATTTCTCAGATGCCTCTTGAATCTTTTCCCTCGTGGCATCGTTTTGCTTTTGCCGGGCAATTTCATTCATCATGATGTTGCGTTGAATTATTGCAAGATTGAGTTCTTGCTCAATTCCGGGGTCGGATGCACCAAGATTCTTTTTCGCATACATCCGTGCTTGCAAAGCATCGTATGCTTTCTGAGTTTGTAGCAGAACCCTCCGGGAGGCATCTGCACGAGTCACTTCTTTTTGAGCGACTCCTCGCTCTTGAGCGATTTCTGCTTGCTTCTGAATCATCAGAATCTCGGCATTCGCTCTCACATTGTCCTCCATTGTCTTGCGTTGCTTTCGAGCGAATTCGGCATCTGACAAGGCAATTTTGTCGTAAATAAAATTTATCGATGTGAATAACGCATTGAATTCATCAACGATTGTTTGCAACACCGGGGTTGCAATGGTTGCAAGATTCTTGAACGCAATCCCAAATGAGTTGCCAAGTCGAGCCATGGATGCACCGAGGGTGTCCATGTTCTCAAGTTGTTGTTGTCCGAATGCTTGTTTAAGTTCTGTGGCAAACAATGGGAGAGTCTCCTTGGCTAACACATCGCCATTCTCAAGCATCTTGTTCAATGCTTGCTCAGAGACTCCAACGGACTTGGCAAAAAGCGAGAAACTTCCCGGAAGTCTTTCGGCCAACTGACCTCTCAATTCTTCGGCAGAGACCTTTCCCTTGCTTAACATCTGCGAGATTGCGAGGAATGCTCCTTCGGTTTGCTCCGCACTCAACCCGGCCGACCGGGAGGCCATTGCGACTGCTTCGAATTGATAGTTGGTTTCGCCAAGGGATTGACCTACCAAAACTGAGTTGGTTGCGAAAGATTTGTATGCTTCCGTGGCAGTCTTCAAATCGATTCCAAGATTCTTGGACAAGTTCGAGATGTAAGCCAATTGAGTCGATGCTCCTTGTGCAGTCCCGGTGATGAACTTGAATTGGATGGCTAAGGATTCGGCCTTCGCTGATGCGTTCGCCAATGAGACCCCGGTGTCGTAAATCTGTTTATAGATTAGAAACTTTGCACCGATGTTGACAAGACTTGAGAGATTCCCCAACAAGTCCGAAGAACTCGATGAGGTCTTCTTTCCGGCTTGACCAACTCCGGCCAAAGATTGCTGAAATGCTCGTGCCGATGCTTGATTCCTTCGCAATTGAGCATCAACCCCGGCCAACCCGGCCGATGCTTGATTCCCGGCCTTGATTGCGACCTCCCCGGCCGTTCTGAGTTGTGTCGTAAATGCTCGGACTGATGCTTGATTCTTTTGTAAGGTCGCTCCGAACTTAATGGCCGACTTGTTCGCTCCTTCGAGGCCATCTCCGACCGAACCAAGACCTTGTTGGGAATCCTTCCCGGTCTGTCTGAGATTCTCTTGAAACTTATCAAGTGCGATGTTGGCTTGCTTCTCCTCGGCCGTGAGTTTGTCAAACTCTTGTGTGGCCTTGCTTAGTTCAGAGGCATCGACCGAATATTTAATTTTGACCTCATTCAACATGGATGAAAACGATTTCCGCAAATCTAAATAAAAAAGGTCGGCATTGTCCGACCCATTATTTCCGGATTGAGTTCGTTGCCTCCTTCATCCGAGCATTCTCCTTCTTCAACTCATTGAGCCAAGTCGAATAGGTCAAATAATATTCGTAGATTGGTTTTTCGACCAAGCATTTAATTCGATGAGGGTCTCCTTCTCCAAAGTGATAGAGTTCGACAAATCTTCGCCTAAATTCTCGATGGATATGAGTGAAGTAATATGACTTATTGTGTTCAACATTCTTTTGGTTTCGACTTCCAAAAAGGTCGGCAAACTCTTGCGAAATTCGGTCAAGGAGGGAATGAATTCGGTGTCCGGCAGATTCAAAAAAAAACCGGGGATGTCGTTGTGAGCCATCCAATGCTTCATCTTTGTTTGGTTGTATGGATATTGATAATCGAGAGGATTCTCGGTCTCATCGAAGTACAAAACCGAGGCCAACTTGATTGTCCGGGTGAGCGAGAATGAGAGTTGGAGTTGCTCCTTGAGTCGATTCGCCATGATGCCAATCTCGTACAACTTTTTGTCGGCCGGGGTCTTCTGCGATATCACGAGTTGGATGAGTGCCTCATTCCACGATTGGAGGATTGCCGGGTTGACTTGCCACAACTCCTCCGTGAGAATGTCTCTTGCTCCCATGGCTCTTTGGAATGGAATGTTGACATCGGCCGAAAATCGGAAGTAGTTGATTCCTCCCGAAGTGAATGCGAATTCGATTTGGTCGTGCCTCTCCTTCGGTGCGTTGCCATTGTACACCGGGGTTTTCGGAATGCCTACTTCGTAGGTGGGATGAGGGTTCGAACCACTAAAAAATTTAGACCTAAGAAAAGCAAACATATTCCAAAATGAGAGTTAAAACAGAAGAGAGAGATGGCCATGTATTGCCACCCGGCAGAACAATAAGGACATTCACCCAATGGTTTCGCCAAGTTCACCGGGAGTCTCTGCAATTGGGAGAGATACCATTGTCCAATGGGATGGTCTTCCATCAGAAAGTTCAAGAAATAGGACAATGTTGCGCTGATTATCGCAATCATTGCTTGGCATAATAATGCAACAACCCCTTCGTTTGCCTCCACAAGATGCAGAATATTCATATTGCTCTTCCATTTTAGTAGGTGATAATAAATTCGTTTTGTGATGATGTCCCGACTACAACTTGAAAGATGACCGATGTCACCGGGTCTCCGGATGTTTGCAATTCGATTGGCTCATAAGTCAATGGGTCAAGCAACACCAATTCGTAAATTGGAGAGCCATGTCCATTGATGAATCCTTCCGGTGCATCATCAAGCAATTCGATGAGAGCGAACCCATCAATCACCAATTTGGTGCAGTCAAACGAGACATTGCCTTTCGTGATTCGAATGACAATTGTTGGCTCAAGGTATGAGGCCGGAATCTTCACGAGCAATTCCAAAGGACATCCAACGAATGGTTCGCAGAGTCGGTAGCTATTCTTGCAACAATTTGCCATCGAATTTTGAGAGATTGTAATCCCCGGCAATTTCGGAAAAATTCCCGAAAGAAAAATATCGCCAACAATCAAGTGCATGAGACTTGTCCGGGTTCTTGCTCTTCCATGGGTCGAGCGACAATCTCCGGTCAACCTTGGCCTCCTTGAGGTCAACGATGAGGTCTCGGCAATTCGATTTGCTGATTTGCACCTTGCACTTCGAGAAGACCAAGGTGTCAACAATCCGGGTGTTGAGATGGCTCGGTGCTGACCTCATGATGGCCATGACATTCTCCGGAAGATTCATGTAATTCACGATGAGTTGATATGCTGAGATATTGCCTCTCGTGGTTGCGCTCCTTGAATTCCCGGCCGGGTCTCCATGGATGATGAATCGCCTCTCCGGATAATCTGCTTTGATGGAATCGCAGAGGTCACCAAGGTCACCGATTCGATATACCTTCAAGACATTGATGGTCGCATAATGGATGTGTCCCGGTGCATTTTTGGAATACTGAGCCACGACACAAGTATTGGTCACATTGAAGTCAAACGAGAGATGGATGTTGAACGATGAGTGAGCCTTGATTTCACCATCGACCACATGGAGCGATTCATCGAATCCTTTTGCATAAAGTGATTCCCTATCCCACACACCCCAATTGCCATTCGCATAAACATCCCAATAAGTGAAATCGATTTGCTTGAGTGCCTCCATCCGAACCGGATATTCGGAATCGAGGAATTGCAACGAGTCCTTGTAGGTCGAATGAGCGATGAGAATCTTGTCTCGCTCCAACTCCGGAGGAGAGTCGAAGAATCGCTCCTTAATCCAATGCGAATCAGAGACCGGGTTGAATGTCAGAAAGAATCGTTTGGAATGCTTCGAGAGACCCCGGAGGCGAAGAGTGATTTGGATGTAATCATCTTTCGTGAATTCGGTCGCTTCCTCCATCCAAATATATTTTGCTTGTGTGAGCGACTTGAGTTTTTCGGGGTTGTCCACACCCATCATGATGATTCGGTTCGTGCCATATCGAATCTCGAAGAGGCCATCCAAGCAACGCACGAGTCCATCAAGACCCCATTCATTTATTTTGTTTTTGAAATCGCCATACACCGAGTTTCGGATGGTGCTTGCGACTTTCCGCATGACCACGAATGTCTCATTGTGATTCTTGACATCATCGAGAATCTCCGAGAGAAAAAATTGAATCATGGTTTGAGATTTCCCCGACCCCGAACCACCGAAAAGGATGTTGTGAATCTTCGGTCGAGTTATCGCTCCGAGATATTTGGCATTCCACAATGCCGGGTTGCTGATGTCAATGACTGCCACAAATCAATCCTCACTCTCATCGTTCTCGGCCTCTTCTCCGGGTGCTTTGGGCATGATGACCACATTGGTTGACCCGGTGACTTCAATGCTCTCCTTGGCTTTCCCATAAGCCCTATCGATGATGAACTCGGCACACCGAACATCTCCTTTGATGGCCTTGTTTCTCATCGCCATCATGATTGCCTCACAAGCAGTCTTTCCATCCTTGGTGTCACCAAGAACGGATTCCAAGATGGCTTTCATGGATGGCAATTTGGGTCGGCCATTGGGGTTGCCGGACTCACCTTTTTTGAATCGATTGCCTTTCCCTCGGATATTTTCAAAATTTCCTCTCATCGCTTTGCTTGCGCTTTGTTTATCTCTGAATTATTTTGGCCGGGAT